GTAAAGAGATCTGTCGCGCCTGCCTGTGCAGCCAGCATTGCCTGTGAAAGAAAATCTATCGCGTTCCCTGCGTCAACGCCTGCCGATATGGTCTGATACAGTGCTCTTGCTAATTCTTCTGCTGAATAAGGGCCTTCTTTCGATAGCTCAATCACACTTTCCTGCAGCTTATTAAACTCTTCAGTGGTCATATCTGTTAAAGTCCACACTTGCCGCATTGCAGAATCAAAGCTCATTGTAAGGTTTTGAATATCTCGAATGATTCCTTGAAATCCGAACGCGATTCCGATCGTCGCGGCAAGGTTCGCAACGGTGCCAACAAGCTTATTGAACTGTTGTTCGGCTCGTGAAACTCCCGTTTCTAATTCGCTTGTGTTAACTCCTATTGTGTACCATAAGCGGTCTATTTCTGGCATAATCATCACCTGCCTTCAAAGGCGTCGCTTCCAAACACTTTTTTAAAGATCTCCTCTGGATTTCCCGTGTCTTCAAGTCTTTGTGCCTTTTCACCTTTATAAATTTCTTCACTTGCTTTAGAAAGAAGTATTATCTGTTGTGGGGATAAGTTCCAGGTTATGTATTCAATTGTCCAACCCGTCGTCTGGGCAAGTGAGAAAATTATTTTTGAGAATCGGAGAGGATCCCTTCGAGATCGTATGTTTGAGCCGTTTTCAAAATCAGCAGAAAAAAATCCGTCAAATCAGCCATCCTTATGACCTGTATCAAGAATGGCATAAAGTCATTCAACGCAAGATTCCACTTTATATCTTCAGCCTTGATTATTTTCTCCTCGGGTGAGTTGTTAATTAGCAATGCTAAAATTTCACACACAATTTGAGTTGCTTCACCGCTTTTGTCGTCAGAAAGAATTAAATTGTATATACCGCGCAAGATGTCAGTCACAATTGTTTCAAGCTTTGTTGAATCGTCGTATTTTTTTAGGTCAAAATCCATCAGATCAAGGAGTTTCTTCATCTTTTGTGATACCAAATGTGCTACGCCAAGTGATGGAGCTTTTATCACGTACGTTTTGTCCCCTATCTTTAACTCTTTTGGCAGATTAGTTATAGCCTCAAAATCGCTCATTTAATCCCTCCTTTAAAAACAAAGCCCCCTGGTGAGGGGGCTTTCATCATGAGGTTATTTTCGTAATAGTAACTGGCGCACCCGTTGTTGGTGCGAGAACCTTTACTTCAAGGGGCAATGTTGCTGCATTATCTTTTGTCAGATTGATCTCAGATCTTCCAGTTATCTTAGCGCGTGGGATTGTGATCTCAAAACTCACTCCAGCAACAGGCTGTGTTGTTATTCGTATTTGTTTTTCAACCCCGGTAACAAGCTTGGGAATCTCAACCGCATCTCCATTTACAGTTCCTCCAAAAGCAAGAGCGAGATTCTCGGGCTTTGCATCCAATAAATTTAAAGTCAATGTTTTAGGAGCCTTCACAGTGATGACAGCTTCTGGATCAGTGTTTTGGTCACTTTCAATTTCGGTTTCTGTTATATCCTGTGTAAATCTTGCTCCTCCTTGAGTCACTCCAAGGTCTGTCCAAGTCGAGCCGTCCTCAGATATCTCTACTTTAGAAACATTGAACAAAAGATCAGCCATCTACGTCAGCCTCCTTTTTCAATAGGTTTGCATATAGCCTTTCAAACCTTCAACATCTTCAAGCACTTGTTCAAGGGCGTCCAAAGGGCCATACTTGTTACCCCAGTATGTGTCAAGATACATTTTCACCTGCTCTGCTGTGAGAACAACAGGAGATTCCAATGTCTCCCGCGTTATCTTGCCTTCGTAATACGTTTCTGTAGTTCCATCTTCAAGCTCAATTGTTTTTTCCTTCCAGTCATACGCAAAATCAGCAAAGATTTTCATTTGCCCGTCTATAAGCTGGATGTCAATTATCCTCCATTTGAATTTCTGCTCTTCCATATCATCACCTCGCTGTAACTTTGTAGCGCAGGATCACGAAGCATTCTTGTGGTGTCTGTGGATCTATGTATGGTCCATCTATACTCACGGGGTCTGCGAGCAAAACTTCGCCATTTGGAGCTGTAAATGGTGGCTGTAATACGTTTTCTATTGTGTCTTTTAGTTCATTCAATCGTGTTGTGTTGGGTAAGTTATCAACTGTGGGTGTATAAAACAAAATCCAGACCTGAGCGGTCTGGAAAATATCTTTAGTATTTGCCTTGACTTGAATTACAATTCTTTCACCGGCTGTATTTGAGTAATGCTTAAAAACAGGTGGCCCTATACCATGTAATTTAGCAAAAAATGCACTTGCTATTTCGTCATGGATCATTCTTTCACCTTCTTAATCACCTTCTTAATTGCCTGTTCAAGTACCTTTGCTGTTGGTGAATTTTCAAGAGCACCAGTCAGAACTGTGTATCCTTTCGCTTCAACATAAATTCCATACTCCATTCCTGCATATACCACAAGTGCATAACCCCTTTGAGGGAGTTTTGATATATCAAATGAATTAATGAAACTCTGTGATTGGCTTTGAGCTTGCGAATGTCCTCTATCATCAAGAACAAAGTCATACAATTTTCCGTCTTTGAATATTGCGTATCCAATAGAATTTCTAAGATTTCCTGTGCGATCTTCATAACTTGGGCCGCCATGACTTCGTGAAGGCAACTTTCTCGCCCAATTCACTGCTTCCTGCCCTATTCTGTGAAGCACGAGAACGATATTTTCTTCGCTTTGCCGGATATATTTTTTGAGCTTCTGCGCTAATTCCTCAGGAGTCTTATTCCATGGCATGTAAGATCGCCTCTTTGTGTTTCTCGTATTCTTGAATTTCTGCTATTTTGTATTCTTTGCCGTCTATCTTTACAACTTGCCCGGCATCTATTGATAGATCTTTCAAGGTGTCTTTTAAAAAGAGCTTTCTGAATCTATGCTTCAATAACCCCTCATCGGTTATATTTGCACTATCTGAAAGCCCGCCATGTGCATATGGTTGAAAGTCTCTGCTGTCTATCTCGTAATTTGTCTCGGTTGTGGAAGTTGTAGGATTTCCCCATTGGTCATATGTAGTGGACTCCTGAACGATTGTCAGCGTCATATCAGCTCACCTTCTGATATCTAAGCCTTATTTGTTGGGCAACTGCTAAGATCTGCTCTGGGTTAACTTCTTCGTTGATTTCGCCTTGTTTATATGCATTCCATTTGAGTGGGTGAGCGACGATATCTTCTAAGATATCTGCTTTTGCAAGCATTATGTCGTTGGGATTTTCTGGATCAAATGTATCATCCGGATTAATTCCCTTAAGTTCCAGATGGTTTCTGTATTCTTCATCACTCATTATTTTGTTGTTTTGATCCTTGAGCGTTGCTTTCAGTGCCTCCAGGTTTGTCATCATCATCACCTTCTACGGTAGTCTTTGACTTTTTCTTGCTTGCTGTGACCTTTTCAAGATACGGATGTTTTAAGTCAAGATCTGTTTCAATAATTTCTCCTGGATGATAATCCTTACCTTTGTATGTAACTATCATGCTTTTCACACGATATTTGTATTTCATGTAATCCCTCCTTTTTAAATAGCTTTAAAGAAAAAAAGGGGCTTAAAGCCCCTTTAATTATCACGAAAGAACAGTTGCTATGAATATTTCATTAGCTCCCGGAAGAGCAATTAAAGAAGTCGCTGAGCCAGTTGTGACCACCCTCGGTGGCCTCTCTTCTTCGACCACTTGGACATAAATACCATTTTCAGTTCTTACAACTCCTTTATTGAGCACGGACTCCTCGGTTGGACCCATGAGTGAATATCCCACGTTAGAACCTACCCAAACCATCTTATTGGAAGGCCAGAAGTATGCCTTGGATCCATCAGCGGCTCTGTAGTAATCTTTATCTACTGCAAGTTTTGGAAGTCCAAGCTGCGTAAGAAGATTGTTTATCATTTCAAGGGTTACATATTGACTTGCGCCGTTGTCGCCGTGGATTGCTTTCCTGACATTAACGTTTTGCACGAGGTAATTGAGTATCTCCTTAGAGATTATTCCGCCTTCTGGCTCAAAATCCAGTGCGTTGTACCAGTCTATCATGTCTTGAATTGGATTGGAATTCTCTGTGTCGCTCCAAAGGGCTGCGGGTGTTTTCTGGTTATCTGCTGGAACTCCATAGTCAACAGTGAATTTGACGTCTCCAGTTGCAGCAAGTTGACCAGTTGTGAGAACATCTGCCCTCATCTTTTCAATCTTCACCCTTACTGAGTCGTAGACATATCCAACATCATTGAAAAGTTCTGCGACTATTGGTTCATCAGTTTTGTATTTCTTGGCCGCGATGAGAAGTTTTCCATCGAGCCTTCTGTGGATTCTGATAGGTTTGAGTTCTTCGATGAATTTCTTAATCCCATCTCTGCCAACGTATTGGCCATCAGCACCATACGCCACAAAATCGGCAGCGACAGGATCCATGAAGTCGCCTACTATATGTTCATATTCCAAAGTATCAATGGTTTTAAACGGTAGAATTCCTTCAAGCGTGAATTGTCTTGATGGTCTTTGTTTAAGATAAGCAATTGTTGCTTTGCCTTCAAGAAAATCAGCTAATGTTACAGCCATTATTTATTCCTCCTTTCAAATCAGATCATTGGAAATAGACAAGTGGTAAATCAGCTGCGACAGCAGCGTCATAACCAACAAGCTTTGATGAATCCACAAATCCATGAATTATCACAGCGGCCGGTTGATCTCCATTGTTAAGGTCAACATTTTCGAGTAATATTCCAGCAGCGACTTCAGAACCATCAGTGTTTGAATCGTTGTATGGTACCGCTTTCCCGCTTGCAGTTACGATCCCGATTACAGTTCCCGCTTTGGCATATTTATCTGCTGACCATGCGCTTGCATCTAAAGTCACTGTTTTTGTTACATAGTGATTATTCACGAGAAATTCAGGTGTGCTGCTTACTTCTGTCAAAGGCATAGATTTCTACCTCCTTTTACCAAGGTTTTTTATATTCGCCTTGTGGTTTAACATATCGTTTTACTTCATTCTCAAGAGAGTTTTCGCTTGTAGAACTCACACGATTTTTCATCACCACGTTGCTTGTTGCTTTGAGTTCCTCAATCTTCTTTTGAACATACGAATCGACTAATCTGCTAAGCTCTTCAACGGCTGTGTCAATTTGCTCAGGATCATTCACCGAAACAAACTTTTTGAATTCAAGAGGCAGCCTCTTTTCGTTAAGCTTGGCAGTTAACAGTACGTCGATTCTTTCTTGTTGGAGCTTTGCAAGCCGCTGCTCTAACTCTTGCTGTTTTGCTTCATATAGTTCTTTCCATTTGCCTTCTGCTTGAAGTCTTTTTAGTTCTTCTTCTTTTTTGATTTGTTCTTCGATCTCTTTGCGTAGGTTTTTCTCACGTGTTTTTAGTGCCTGGGAGATCTTTGAATCGATAAAGCTCTGATATTTCTTTTTCACGTCTTCTCCCAGTGATGCCATGAATTCTTCAAAGTTTCCTTTGTCTAGTGCTTCAGTCAGTTTTTCAAACTCTTCGTCAGACAAGAGCCCTTCTTCATTGGTCAATCCTTCACTCGCGATTTGTGTTTGCTCATCGCTTTGAGTTGCGTTCTGCTCCCCCTGCATAGGTTGAGCAGCATCGCCCCTCATGACTTCATCAGCCACTTAAATCAACCTCCTTTATTTGCTTTTCTTCTTTCTTGCTGCTCGCGCCATTGCAATGCATTTGGCTTTTCCGTATTTTTTCACACATATCGACCATGCAATTTTATTTGCTGCTTCTTCTGAATAGCCTTTCTTCATTAGTTCGGCAACGAGTTTGTCCCAACCCATACGTGCCACAGTTGACCACCTCCAACTTGGCAAAATAAAACCGCCCCCTGCGGGGCGGTAATTGTCTACTTTATGGTGTTGCTATTTACATTTTTAATCCCGTAAACGCTACTCCTTTTGCTAAAGCTTCAAGTTCCTTCTTTTGCTGCGCAGTAAGCCATGGATATTTTTTTATGATTGTTTTCAAAACTTCTTTCCAATCATCGCTCGTGGCAAAAGCTTTTTGGAAAACCTCGTCAAGGACTTTTTCAAATTTTTCATTCGAAACATCCTCTGAGGCTATATTTTCTTTCATACTCTCTCCCCCTTAATGCATCAAGAGATACTGTAAGACTTGAAGCAAGTAATAAGATTCAGTTCTTTGAGACTTAACAAGTTTTTTGAAATCTATCTCAGAATCTAGATGATTTTTGGTTGTTTCTAAATATTTATTCACCAAGCTCTCAGCTCTTTGTTTATTAATTTCAAAATATTCTGCAAGCGCTCTGCGATAAATCTCCTCTGCTGTTTCTTTTACCTGCTTCTTATGCTCTTGAGCAAACTGGAAAAGGAATGATATATCCTCGTCTGTAAGCTTCAGCCCTTCCCATAGAAACTTAAGTTCATCATCTCGGGCGAAATTGACTCCTTGATATCTCTTCATAAACAGGAGTTGTGCTCCTTCATCTATATTACCACGTTCTTTTAATTTTAGAATAAGTTTTAAAGACTCTTTTGGATACCCAGAAATCCAAGGTGCAGCATTCGGATGAGATTTTAGATATATATGTTTTGAAAGGAAGTCTACAACGCCCTCTTCAAGTTCACTCCAATCAGTAGAATTGGCACGAGTAGCATATTGCCTATGTAAAGATTCATGAATGAATGTCAAAAGCTTATCTTTTGTGCATGGATTGATTTTAATCTCATCAATTGAAAAATTCGGTGTTCGTGCATATCTACCTGCTACACCCCTCGAAAGCTTCACATTACGGATGGTTTTTGGTAAACCACGTGGGTTGTTCGGATCAATCAACGGATAAATCTTTTTCAACTCGGCAGCTGTATACTTCTCTTTTATTGGGACGGTTTTTAGATTTCTGATGACAGAATCTATGATGACAGAATCTATTCCTCTTTCCTCGACTCTATTATTACTGATCCTATTATCACCGGTATCACCGATCATTTCCTCCAGCGGTGCCAATACAGATGTAGGATAGCATAAGCATTGAGGATGTGCCGGGCCACCGTTATGTGGTACTGCATCTGGGGGATACACTCCGGGTCCTAATCCTATCGGATCTGCTGATGCAAGCTCATCACAGATATCTTCTTCTGGGTGACTTTCAGATAGATTCCACTTGATCCCTTTTACAAATGGAAGCTTTTTTGCCTGTTCTACATATGAAACTCGCCATGCTCTTTGAATTTCAGTTCTTGCCACCCTCATTGCATTGTATTTCTGCTTCTTTTTAATGTATTGTGCTACCTTTTTGGCTATAGTGTCGGGATCTGCGTCTTTGAGTTGCCTTTGCAGCCATTTTGGAATTTCAACAGGTTGTTGTTGCGCCGTCTTGAGTATCTGATCTCTTAGCCTTCTTGCGCTCATTCCTGTTTGAAGTGAAAGCATTACCTGCTTTTGTATGTCTTTTGCTGTCTGCTGTGCCATTTTCCAGATTCTGTCAGAAAGTTTCAAGCCATCTTTTTCGTAGTATTTCCAGATCTCAAAGGTAGCTCTTTTCACAAGTGATACATGAACAAGCCACCTACCAGCAGTTTTTTTCAGGATCCGTTTCTTTTGTTCGTCAATTAGATACTCTGAATTTTTGTATCTGAACTGCTTTGGAAGTTGCTTTTTAAGCTCCTCAAACCATGCATAGTAAACTTCTCCATTGCTCACATCGAAAATGCTTATTAATCCTTTTTCATATTTTTTAAGCCACTGTTTTGTAATAACACCAAGTCTTTTTTTGAATGATCTTGGAATAACATATCCTTTAAAACCGGTTGACCTTATAAGATCAATAACAGCCCTTAAAAAAGGCTGCATAACTTCTTCTCTATAGTATTTTTCAAATTGTTTTATCAGTTGTATATCTTCCCTCATTCAATTCCACCAGCCTCCCGCTGGAATTGGCGTTCATATACATCCTCGGATTTAAGGTTTTGCAGGATCTGTTTGAAGTCTTCATTAAATATTTTTGCTACCTTTTTCACAGCAGTTTCAAGATCAAGTAATCCTGCGCTGTAAGCAGTAATTACAGAATCAAGAGATTCTTTTACGCTATCTGGAATAATCGAATCGAATTGAATTTCAACTGTGTCATTAACACCTAACAGATTAAACGCATATTTGAAAGCCTTGATAAGGCCTGCTTTGTAATTGTTGCGGTATCTTTGAATCAGACTCTCAAGTCCTGTAAGTTTGAGAGAAATCGCATACCCTGAAACTGCAGC